GTGCAAACTGTGCGGCTTCGAACCCGCGCGTCATCATCGCCTGCTGATCGAGAAGCTCGAAGGCGTTGCATCCGGCGATATACGACGCCTCGCCGTGTTCATGCCGCCAGGCTCTGCGAAATCAACTTACGCAAGCAAACTGTTCCCCGCCTGGCTTTTCCAACGTCATCCCACCGCAAACATTCTCGCAGCTTCTCACACTACCGAACTCGCAGAGAAGTGGGGACGGTGGGTTCGAAATATCGTAAATGAGCATGCATCGGAGTTGGGGATTGCACCGTCAGACGACAGTCAGGCAGCGGGACGATGGTCGCTCAAGAGCGGTGCAGAGTATTACGCAGCAGGCGTTGGTACTGGTATTGCTGGCTTCCGCGCTAAGTTTGGTCTTATCGATGATCCTATTCGCAGCAGGCAAGACGCTGACAGCGAACTTATTCGGGATCGTATTTGGGATTGGTATATCAACGACTTTCGTACTCGTCTTGTACCTGGCGCAGCGGAAGTCCTGATACAAACGCGATGGCATGAAGATGATCTCGCCGCGCGTGCGCTCAATCATCAGCAATGGGAAGTGATATCGCTGCCGGCGATCGCCGAGGCAAACGATCAACTCGGCCGTTACGTTGGCGAACCGCTGTGGGATGACGATGCTTACCATTACGGCGAGCAACTGCTCGAGTTGCAAAAGACAACGCCGGCAAGAACGTGGTCTGCCTTGTACCAATGCCGGCCAACTCCAGACGATGGCGATTACTTCAAATCGGATTGGTTGAAACCATATGACAAGGCACCGTCACCACATACGATGCGGGTCTATGGCGGATCTGATTATGCGACAACCTCTGACGGCGGTGATTACACCGTCCACGCCGTTGTCGGCATCGACCCCGAAGGCCGCATGTATCTGCTCGACCTCTGGCGACAGCAGGCATCAAGCGATGTCTGGGTCGAAGCTTTCTGTGATCTCGTCATCGAGCACAAGCCAATCGGCTGGGCTGAAGAAACCGGACAGATCAAATCAGGCGTCGGGCCTTGGATCGATCGACGGCAACGCGAACGCAAGGCGTGGGTCTATCGTGAGCAATTCCCAACGCGTGGCGATAAAGCCGTGAGGGCGCAGTCAATGCGCGGACGCATGGCGCTGGATGGTTTGTATGTGCCGATACACGCAAGCTGGTATCCGGCATTTCGTTCCGAGTTGCTATCGTTCCCCGCCGGCAAGCACGACGACCAGGTCGATGCCATCGGCCTTGTCGGTCAACTGCTCGATCGCATGATATCCGGCGATCCTGTCCCGGTGCCTGCGAAGGTCGCCAACGCATCGGGTTATCGCTCGCATGAGCCTGAGCATCAGCCAAGCCACCTCAGTCTAATCGGATAGCATGCCAGCATTCCCCGACTACTCAACCGGCGCTTTGACCCAAAGCACCGCTGGATCAGCCGCGCTTCCAGCAAGTAAAGAAAAGAAGGAATATTGGCCGCTCGATCGATGCCGCAAGGCATACACAAATTACCTCGACAACAAACAAGAGGAAATCAGCGAACAGAAGAACGCGCGCAGGTATTACCACGGCGTGCATTGGACTGCGGGGCAGATCAAGGAACTGAACAAGCGCAAGCAGCCGGTTGTTACGTTCAATCGGATCGCACGCAAGCTCAACGGCGTGGTCGGCCTGATCGATCGGCTGAAGCAAGATCCGAAAGCCTATCCGCGCACACCGAAGCACCAGGAAGGCGCTGAACTCGCGACCGCGGTGATCCGCGCCACGCTCGACTCAGGCAACTGGAACGCCAAGTCGCCCGAAGTGGCGCTGGACGCCGCAGTCGAAGGCTTTGCTGGCATCGTGATTGAACTGGGCGAGCAGGACGACAAGGGCAATTACGACATCGATTTCAACCCGGTCGAGGCCGACAGCTTCTTCTACGATCCGCGCAGTTATCGCGGCGACTTCTCCGACGCGCGCTATATGGGCGAGGGCAAATGGCTGGACCTGGAGGCGGCGCAGGAGTTGTTTCCGGACCATGCGGAAGAACTGAAAGCCACGACGGAAAATTCCGGCGAGTTGTCGACCAACCCGGATCGCGAGAGCAAGTTCTTCACGCATGAAGGCGGCAAGACGCTCGTCCGCCTGGTCGACTGCTGGTACCTGCACAAGGGGCGCTGGTGCTGGACCATCTTCACCGGCAGCATGATCCTCGACAGTGGCGAGTCCTATCTGTTCGATGAAAAGAACAAGACGATCTGCCGTTACATCATGTTTTCCTGCAACGTCGACCATGACGGTGATCGCTACGGTTTCGTTCGCAACATGCGATCGGCCCAGGACGAATACAACGCGCGGCGCTCGAGGGCGCTGTTCACCGCCAACTCTCGCCGGCTGATCATGACGCAGGGCAGCGTTGGCGACATCGAACGGGCGCGTGCCGAGTGGGCGCGTCCGGACGGTGTCATCGTCACCAATGCGCAGACTGCGGCCGACGGCGTCAAGAGCGACGACCAGAGCTTCGACTTCACCGGCCAACTCAAGCTGATGGAAAACGCCATCCAGGAACTGGATAATTACGGGCCTAACCAGGCCTTGATTGGCGACATCAGCAATCAATCCGGTCGCGCCATCCAGTTGCTGCAACAGGCCGGGATGGCCGAATTAGGCCCCTACATTCTGGGCTATAAGGGCTGGAAAATCAGGGTCTATCGGGCGCTGTTCTCGGCGGTGCAGCGCTACTGGACCGGCGAGAAGTGGGTGAGGGTGACGGACAACCAGGGCGTGGCGCAGTTCGTCCAGCTCAACGGGCAGCAGGTCGATCCGATGACGGGCATGCCTGTCATGGTCAACCTGGTCGGTGAACTGGATGTCGACATCATCATGGACGAAGGCCAGGACACCATCAACGCGCAGCAGGATGTCTACGAGACGCTGCAACAGATCATGCCGAGCATTGCACCGATGCTCAAGCCGCAGGAAGCGGCGGCTGCCGTTGGCATCCTGATCGAAAGCTCGAGCCTGAGTGCGACGGCGAAGAAAACCTGGCGCGATGCGACACAGGCGCAACCCGATCCGGCGCAGGAGCAGGCCAGGAAGATCACGCTCGAGGGCGAGGCGGCCAAGGTCGAGGAAACCAAGTCCAAGGTGCAGTTGAACTACGCCAAGGCGCAGAGCGAGGGCATGCCGGACGGGCCGGGCGCGGCGCAGAAGTTCGAGCTGCCGCCTGAGTACCAGATGGCGAAGGCTGCGGCCGACATCGACAAGACCAACGCCGACGCAGCGCACAAGCGGGCGACGGCGTACAAGGCGCAGACCGATGCGGAACTAGCGCCCAAATGGGCCGTTCATGATGCTCAGATGGATCGGGCCAACCTGGCGGTCGACACGCATATGCAGGGCGCACAGTTCCTGCAAGACGCGCACAACGCCGAGCAGGATCGCAAGAGCAGGATGGCGGCACACAAGAGGAATGGTGGCGAGCCGTGAGTTACGTCAGGAAGTACACCAACATGCTTGCAGACGTGCCACCGGAAGAAAGGTGGGCCGCGGCCCTTGAGAGGGTTGCTGCAAACATAGCCGACAGCACAGGGTATCCAATCGAGGAAGTCATGGAGAGCCGTCGCCGGCATCTGGAATCCATCGGGAAGGGCGAGCGGGACTATCTGGAGCTTCTGGAACAGCAGAAACGGAGTGGTGGCAATGCCGCATGATCATGACACCGACACGATCGAAAAAACAAAGCCGGTCGACAAGGCAACCCTGCCGCCGGTCGACAACGACATAAAGCCGCCGGAGGGGCTGACGCCTGCGCAAGAGGCCAAGTGGGAGGCGGATAACCCGCATCCGGCCGGCACCGAATACGATTCGCCACCGCCGCAGTGGGTGCCTGGCACGGTTGTGCCAAAGGATACCGATCCGGCCGACATGACCGACGCGGAATATGTCCAATGGCTTTTTGAAAACTGCATGCCGTATTGGGCGATCAAGAAGGAAATCTATCTTCGCAAGCCGCCGGTGGTGTCGGGGATCGAGCCGTCGACGGCGGCGATCGGTGATCCCTCGTTTGACATCCACGTCAGCGGGACGGGGTTTCTGCCCGACAGCGTGATTGTGTTTGCCGGCCAGGATGAGCCGACAGCGCTGAACGAGGACGGCACGCTGTCGACCGGCGTCAATATGAGCTTCTGGCATGGTCCTGACGCGGTGCCGGTGCAGGTCAGGAATGGCAACCTGGTGTCGGAGCCGGTGGATTTTACATTCACGGCAGCACCTGGTGGCGAGGCGCGCAAGGACGAAGGCCGCGACGAGCGCGACGAGGATGATGACGATCGCGATGATGACGACGGCAAGCCGGCCAAGAAGGCAAAGAGGAAGAAATGAGCGAGAGCGCCAAGCAACTGGTCGAATTGGCCAGGCTTTCTTCGCAGCAGGAAACCAATGACGGCGGGATGCTGTACAGCCGCCTGGCTGACTGCATCGAGCGCTTGCTGAACGAGCGCGCGGCGCTGGCCGATTATGTCGAGCGTGTCGACCAGGCAATGGAGGCTATTCGCGAGCTGACGGACGCGGAACCGTGACCGACGAAGTCACGATGGTGCTGGAGCGTCTTGCCAACCTGTTCGAGATGGCGGGCGAGACAAACTGGACCAGCCAGCAGATTGCGGACGTGTTGCGGCATTACGCGATCGATCGTGACGCGCCGTTGACCAATAGGGATGATGAGGCGAGGGATGGATAAGCCCAAGCCGCAGTTTCCAAAATGCCCGCAGTGCGGCAACCGTCATGATCCGAGGCATCCATGCGTGTGATGATTCCCTCTTCGGCGATGGCTCCACCGGCCCCCGGTGAACCTGCGCCGGAGTCGCGGGCGGCGGATGCGCCGAACACGTTTCCGCCGTCCGCCCCAGGTTTGAGGGATGAGCCGCCACCGTGGGTCGATCCGTACCTGACGGCGCGGGTCTGGGATGATTACGGCATGCGCAAGCGGCGCTGTTGAGGTTTTGCCGTTTCAGTTTTTTGAACCGCCTTCATGGGCGGTTTTTTTGTGACTTACGCCTGACCGGAGCGACATCCGGTTAACGCGACGTACCGCAGCGACAGGCGGGCATACGTGGGCCAACGACACTGGCACCTTGAGGAAACATCATGGACATAGACGACAAGGAGCTTTTCAGCTCCGCGATGGCTGACGCCGAAATTCCTGAAACGGTTACTGAAACCCCGGCCGAGCCGGAACAGCAACCACAACAGGACGATCGGCCACGGGATGAACACGGCAGGTTTGCGCCTAAGCAGGCTGAGCCGCAGCAGCAAGAGCCGCAGGCGGCAACGCCGGCGGAAGAGGCTGCAAACGTTCCATCCTGGCGATTGCGCGAGGTACGCGAGGAAGCCGAAAGGCGGGTCGCGGAGACCGAAGCGCGGTGGCAGCGTCAGTTCGAATACATGCAACGGCAAGCGCAGCCAAAACCTGAGCAGCCTGCACCAGACTTGTTTGAAAGTCCGGACAAGTATGTGCAGCAATACACCGATCCAGTCAGGCAGGAAGTTCAGCAAATCCGGGAGAATTTTTCCCGGAAGTGGGCTGAGAAAGAGTACGGGGCTGAAAAGGTCCGTGCCGCCTATGATTGGGCCGCTCAGGGGATCGCCAACCGCGATCCGGATGTTGTCACGGCGTATAATCGGGTTATGCAATCGAGTGACCCGTTTGACGATCTTGTGAAAGCCCATCAGCAGCGCGTTGTTCACCAGACGATCGGCAACGATCCGAATGCATGGTTCGAGAAGGAGTTGGAGCGTCGGATGGGGAGCGATCCTCAATTCGCGGCCAAGGTCCAGCAAAGTCGGATGTCCAACGGTCAATCACCTCAAGGCAGCATTACCAAGCTGCCGCCCAGCTTACGGAATACACCATCTGCCCGCGGCAACGGGGCCGATGAGGATTCTTCCGACATGAGCGATGCGGCGTTGTTCAGGCACGCTATGCGCTGACCTTCGCTACAATAGAACAAAACCGCCCGCCCAGTGAGGCGGGTTTTTTATTGAGCGGAGCCAGTGCTGAAGGGGCACGCAAATGGCTCTCACTACCGTCGACACCAACAACAAACTGATCAGGTTTACGAAAGAGATCAACCGCGAATACGTTCGCGAAAACCTGTTCTCGCCGTACATGGGCGAGGACATGAACTCCATCATCCGCATCCGCAACGAGCCGAAGCAGGGCGGCGAGGTGATGAACATTCCCTTCGTCAAGCGCCTCAAGGGCGCTGGCGTGGGTTCCGGAACGCTGGTCGGATTCGAAGAGAAAATCGACAACTACGGCATGCGCCTGAAGGTTGATTGGGCGCGTAACGCGGTCGTCACCAACAACGCGGAAAATCAGCGCGACAGCGCCGACATCTTCGGCGAGGCCAAGCCGCTGCTCTCTGACTGGGGCAAGTCGCGCCAGCGCGACGACATCATCAAGGCATTGATGGCGTTGCCAACCGAGACGCTGCCGGCGGCAGACGTCACGGTGAACGGCCTGCTCTACGAGGTGGCAACGACCGGCCAGCGTGACGCCTGGCAGACCGCCAATGCCGATCGCATCCAGTACGGCGCGCTGCGGACCAACACGGTGGCAACGCATGCGGGTTCGCTGGCAACGCTCGACATCACCAACGACAAGCTGACGGCGGCCAATCTAAGCCTGCTCAAGCGCGTTGCGATGAATGCCGACCCGCATATCCGTCCCTACAAAACCAAGGACGGCTACGAGTATTTCGTGGCGTTTGCCGGCACGAATACTTTCCGTGACCTGAAGCTCGACCTGCTTCCTTACAACAAGGATTCGAGGCCGCGCGAGGGCAACGGGATGGACAAGAACCCGCTGTTCCAGGATGGCGACCTGATTTTCGACGGCATCATCGTTCGACAGGTGCCGGAGATTTCCAGTTTCGTCACCTCTACCTGGACCAACATGCTTACCGCAGGCACCACGTCAAACCGCACCGAACCTGTATTCCTTTGCGGGCAGCAGGCGGCGGCGCTGGCCTGGGGCAAGATGGCGCATCCGACGTTCCGCAAAGAGGACGATTACCAGTTCCTGACCGGCGTCGGCATTGAGATGTGCTATGGCGCCGTCAAGATGTACTCCGAGCATCCGATGGGTAGTTCGAACCTTGTACAGAGTGGTGTCGTCACAGGCTTCTACTCGAGCGCAGCGGATTAAGAGACCTTGGCGGCGGCAGCGATGCCGTCGCCTTTTTTCTGTGATGTCAAGCGACAGTTCGCGACAATTCGCGACAGTTGAGGGTACATGCCTCTCTATCACACGTCCGAAGAACTGATTAACCGCACGGCGGCGCTGCTCGGCAAGTTCGTGCCGGGCGAGGCGCTGGGCGCGATCGAACACGACACGATCGATCGCTGCATCGACAATGTGCTGGCGGAAATGGGCAAGATCGTTGCGATCGACAAGGAGAACATCCC